GTCTTATGTGAACTTTCTTTCTAGCGGATTTACTGTTACTGCAAACGATGGTTTTGGTTATCAAAGTCCTTATGGTGGCCCTTACGCATCATGGACATTCCGCAAGCAACCAAAGTTTTTTGATATTCAAACTTGGACAGGCACAGGTGCTAACAGGACAATTTCCCATTCATTAGGTAGTGTTCCAGCTTGTATTATGGTGAAGCGCACAGACACAGCTGGTGCATGGCAGGTTTACCATAGTTCATTAGCCAACACACAATATCTTGTTTTAAACGATACAGCAGCAGCAGCAACAGGTGCAACTAGATGGAATTCAACAACTCCTACAAGCACAGTTTTTAGCCTTGGAACTGATGCAACTGTTAATGCTTCAGGTGGCACTTACGTTGCATATATTTTTGCAAGCAACGCAGGGGGCTTTGGCCTAACTGGTACAGACAATGTGATTTCGTGTGGGTCGTTTACGACTGATGGTTCTGGTAATGCAACTGTCAATCTTGGGTATGAGCCTCAGTGGATTCTTTGGCGTAACTCACAAAGTGTCGCTAATTGGTGGATGGCTGACACAATGCGTGGTTTGGATGCAAACGGAAATTTCCAAGCACTTTACGCAAATTTGACTAATGCTGAAGCAGGTGCTACGGGTATGTTGGCCCCCAATGCCACTGGATTTAGCACCGTGGGCGGCACAACTAATTGGGCAGCTAGCGCTACACACATCTACATAGCCATTCGTAGAGGCCCAATGAAAGTGCCTACTGATGCAACTAAGGTGTTTGGCTTATCTGCTAGATCAGGTACAGGTGCAAATGCTACTGTGACAGGTGGTCAAACTGATGATGCTGTGTTGGTTAAGAATCGTGGATCGGCAGTAGCATCTTTATTTTCTTTAAGACTTACAGGCACAGGCTACCTTGTAACGTCATCCACAGCAGCAGAAGTAGCGGCAGGTACAACCATACTTCAAGCAAATCCTTGGGATGTAATGGATGGTGTCAAAGTTGGCACAACATCAACAATTACAAACGCAAGTGGAAGCACATTTGTAAATTATTTGTTCAAACGTGCGCCATCTTTTATGGATGTTGTTTGTTATACAGGGACGGGAAGTTTACAAACTCAAACCCATAATTTACAAGCAGTTCCAGAACTAATATTTTTTAAGCAAATAAGTGGTGCTAATAATTGGCTTGTTTATAACAGTACAAGTGGGCCAACAAAATATAATGTTTTAAATTTAGCTTTAGCAGATTCAACTGGTGCACAACCATTTAATAATACTGCGCCAACATCTACTGTTTTTACAGTTAATACATCAGGTGGAATTAACACTTCTGGTCAAACCTATATTGCCTATTTGTTTGCAACTTGCACAGGTGTTTCCAAAGTAGGCTCATACACAGGTACAGGCGCAACGCAAACCATCTCTTGTGGCTTTACTGGTGGCGCAAGGTTTGTTCTTGTTAAGCGCACCGACAGCACAGGCGATTGGTACGTTTGGGACACGGCCCGTGGCATGATTGCGGGTACTGACCCATCTTTGTTACTCAACAGCACAGCGGCTGAAGTCAACACCAACAGCATTTATACAACAACTGGTGGCTTCCAGATCGTCAGCACAGCGGCTGGCATCAACGCATCTGGTGGTACATATATCTTCTTGGCTATCGCATAAGGAACATCATGCAAATACGAATTAAATCAACAGGTCAAGTCATGTACGAAGCAGAGTTTCGTGCATACACAAAAGCCAATGGTGGCCCATCATGGGAGACAACTACAACTGAAATCCTAGACAGTCTAGGTGCTGATGTAGTCTTTGAAGGCCCACAAGCTACAGGCGGTACTGTTTACCAATATTCTCAAGCCTCTGGTGTTGAGCAACTTGATGGTAAGTGGTACACAAAGTATGTGCTTGGCCCTATTTTTACTGATGGCGAAACTACAGCGGCAGAACAAGAAACCGCTTACAAAGCTGCCAAAGATGCTCAACAAGCTAAGAGTGTTCGTGCTACCCGTGGTGAGAAACTAGCAGATTCTGATTGGACACAAGTAGCTGATGCACCTGTGGACAAAGCAGTATGGGCTACATACCGCCAAGCCTTGCGTGACATTACTGCTCAATCAGGATTTCCTTGGACTATTACTTGGCCTGATGCCCCATGAAATTTGTTTGGAAAATCTCCGAATTAAAGGGTGATAACCAAGCCATTTGTCAGGCTAAATATCACCTTGCTTTGATCGAAGATGATCTGCGAATTGAGACTGAAGGGTATTGGGATTTTGACCCTACCAAGGCAACAATCCCAACTTCTCAAGTGACTGAGGAAATGGTTGCAAATTGGATTGATCAAGGCACTACCCAAGACGGTGTAAGTAGCATAAAATCAAGGCTAATAGAGCAGCTTGAATTGGTCAAAAATCAGCAAGAAATTGCTTTGCCTTGGAAGCCGCCCACATTTAGACTAAGTTAAGGAATCACTATGGCTGTGCCTTATGACATTGTTAGCAGAGCGTTAAAAGACATAGGTGCATTAGAAGCTGGTGAAACTCCGACTCCAGACGCAGCGCTTGATGCGTTTGAGATGATGAATGACATGATTGACCAATGGTCAAACGAAAATATGATGGTTTTCAATGTCACAGAGATCATTTGCCCCGTTATTTCAGGTCAAACTCAATACACGATTGGCCCTAACCCATCCACTTTGAACTTTATTGGGGCATCGTTTACAGGCTCAATTGCGGGCAATGTTTTGACCGTTACAGGCATTTTGTCAGGTGCTTTGGCTCAAGGGCAAACCCTAAGTGGTACGGGAATTACAGCGGGCACAAAGATTACTCAGTTTTTGACGGGCGCTGGTGGCAACATCAACGAAACTGGCACTTATCAACTGAACATTTCACAGACGGTTGCTTCCACAACTATCACTGGTTATTACCAAAAGCCACTTAACATTGATTCGGCTTTTGTAAGGGTTAACACTACATCCAATGGTCAGCCAATCACGGGCGGTGGATTGGATTACCCAATGTCAGTTTTGGCATTGCAAGATTACGAAATGATTGGCTTGAAAACTTTGAACGGCCCGTGGCCCAAGGCGGTTTACTTTAACCCTGGCTCTGATTCAGGAAACCTTTTCATTTGGCCTAGTCCTTCTCAGGGTGAAATGCACTTGTTTGCCAATACATTGTTCAGCCGTTATGACTCAATGTATGAGGATTTACAGCTTCCACAAGGCTATTCAATGGCGCTTAGATGGTGTTTGGCAGAGCGTTTGATGCCTATGTATGGCAAAGCCTCACAAACGCAAATAGCGATGATTCAGCAGTTTGCGGGTCAAGCCAAAGCTACATTGAAGCGCACCAATATGTCACCTTTGCAAGTGGCACGTTATCCTGATGCGTTGCTGACGGGTAAGGCCAAAGACGCTGGATGGATTCTCACAGGCGGCTTTATTTAAGGGACTACCATGCCAGATTTCGGTTTTGTTGGCCCATCATACGAAGCACCGAGCATTTACCAAGATGCTCAAGAGTGCATCAATTTCTTTCCTGAAGTTGACCCTGCCAAACAACAGGGTGAGCGTGGGGTTATTGCGCTTTATCCAACGCCAGGTCTAACCGTCAAAGCGGTTTTGCCTAACCAACAAGAGGTTCGTGGGCTTCATTCTGTCTCTGGTGGCGAGCAATTGATTGCGGTCTGTGGGCCTTATGTCTATGCGCTGACAGCCAATCTTGTCCCATCGGTTATTGGTCAACTTAATTCTAGTTCTGGAATAGTTCGAATCACTGATAATGGTGTCAATGTTTACATTGTGGACGGTGCTTACCGTTACACATGGTATATCTCAAGCCCTTCAGCTGCTGTGTTTACGGCCTCTACAAGCGGCACGACTTTGACTGTTACAACCGTTTCTAGCGGCACAATTGCAATCAATCAATCTTTGTATGGCATTGATGTATTGCCTGAAACGGTGATTACAGCGCTTGGATCGGGAACTGGTGGCGTTGGTACATACACGATCAACAGAAGCCAAACAATTGCATCCAGAAGCATGAGTTCTGCTACTGTTGGTGCGGTGGTGACTGCTACGATTGCTGGCACAACCATGACCGTTTCTGCGGTTACTTCAGGTGTTTTGCACGTTGGTCAGACCATTCAAGGCGTTGGCGTTACCCTTGGCACAATCATCACAGAATTGGGAACTGGCTCTGGTGGAGTAGGAACATACACGTTGAGCGTGGCTAGTACGGTTGCAGTTGGTGTAACTATGTATGGACTGAATTTCTCAGTTTTACCCTCTACAGATGGTGCGTTTAGCGGTGCAAACACCGTGGATGTTATTGACAACTACATTGTTTATAACAACCCAACGACTCAGCAATGGGGTTCAACAGACCTTTTGTCGCCTATTTCGCCTCAGACTAGCTATTCGTTAAAAGACGGTGCGCCTGATGATTTGGTGGCTTTGATTGTTGACCATCGAGAAGTTTATTTGATGGGTGAGATTTCGTCAGAAGTTTGGACAGATGTGGGAACAGTGCCATTCCCGTTTCAGAGAATCCCTGGCACATCGACTCAACACGGCATTGCAGCGCCATTTTCCTTGGCAAGACTAGGCAATTCATTTGCTTACGTTTCCCGCAACAACCGTGGTCAATCACAAATCATGCAAATGAGTGGATACCTTCCACAAAGGATTTCCACTCATGCGGTTGAGAACACACTAGCCAATCAATACGTTGGTGATGCGATTGCGTGGACTTATCAGCTAGAAGGCCATGAGGTTTACGTTGTCAGCTTCCCATCGTTGGAATTAACATGGGCTTATGACATTGCAACGGGTATGTGGCACAAGTGGCTTTATACGGCTACTGATAGCACTTACCAACGTCACCGAGGAAATTGTTGTGCTACTTTTCAAGGATTAGTCATTGTTGGCGACTATGAAAATGGCAAATTGTATGAGCTAGATAAAACCAATTACACGGACGATGGTCAGAATGTCCGCAGATTGCGTAGAGCGCCTCACTTGGTGACTGAGTTTCAACGTCAGTATTTTGATGAATTGCAGATTCAGTTTCAGCCAGGCGTGGGTACAACGGGTCTTTCAAGAGTTTTGCAAGGTGTAGCTGCAAACACCATTTATTTAGGCTCTACATATACAATTACTGCTGATGCAACTTTGACCATTGAAGCTGAAAAAACATACATTTTGGCGACTCAACAAGTTTCAAACACACAGACGACAGACAATCCTCAAGCAATGTTGAGATGGTCAAATGATGGTGGTTCTACTTGGTCTAACGAGTATTGGACAAGCGTTGGTCAAATGGGTAAATATAAAAATCGTGCGATTTGGCGTAGATTGGGAATGGCACGAGATCGAATTTTTGAAGTGTCGGTGACTGATCCTGTCAATTTCGTCATCATTTCAGCTAATCTTAAAGTGCAAGGGGCAGAAAACTAATGGCTAATGGACTTTCAAGCACGCAACAAGTTAACCCTTATCCACAAGCACCGTTTTTGGATGGGACTTCTAATCGTCCGTCACGGTCTTGGCAACAGTTTTTTATCAATCTGTTGAACTTTAGTTCTGCCACAACTGCAACGGCAGGGTCTGCAACACTTCCCGCAAACCCTGTTGGCTTTATGAATGTCACCGTAAATGGCAAGACTTACAAAGTGCCTTATTACAATGTTTGAGAAAGTTTAAGTCATGTTAAATACAATCAATTCTTTAGTTTCTCAAGCAATTGAACGACCTGATTCTTTTGCACAGCAAAGCACACACGGTTTTTCTGATGCTGAAATTGCAAATTTTGTTCAAGCCAACATGGGCAATCCACAAGCGATTGCTGCTGCGGCACAACAATATGGTATTTCCCCTTCTGAAATTTCTAGAGCAACGGGTTATTCATTAGATCAAATCTCATCATATTTTTCGGATGCAAATGCTCAACCGACTGTTGCCAATCCTGTTGATAAACTGACTCAACAAATTTTGGCTTCAAGTGACCCAAGCAAATGGACTGGTCAAGGTTTTGGTTCTGCTCAAGCTAATGCAGCAGACATGGCAAAAATTTTGTCAAGAATTGGAATTACTGATTTAAGCCAATTTGGTCAAGTGTCACAAACCTTACCCGATCAACAACAATGGGAAGGTGATGAAACAGGAGGTTATGTAACTGTACCAGGGGCAACAATTAAAACATTTGGTAATAAACTGACAGGCCAAGCAGTCCCGAATACATATAGCGAACGCCAAAGTGGTAATGCTTTTGGTGGCACATTTGCGGGTTCTGGTAATACTGGTTATAGAGTTAACTTTGATGCTAATGGCAACCCACAGATTTATACGACAGGTGCATCTAGCAGCAATTTAAAAGACTTTGCGCCATTATTAGCAATTGGCGGTTTAGCCCTTGGTGCGCCTTATCTAAGTGAACTTTTTGGCTCTGGTGCTGCCGCATTGGGTGCTGAAGCGGGAACTGCTGCGGGTGCAGGCGCTAGCACTATTGCTGGCACAGGAATGACATTGGGTGAACTTGCTCAATTAGACATGGCGTTGGGTGGTGCAGGCGGTACTGCTGGCGCTTTGGAGATGGCAAGCACTATTGGTGGAACTGGTGCGGCAGCTGCTGCGGCTGATGCAATTTCAGGCATGGGCGGTGGCACAGGCATCCAAACTGGCAACACAGCATTGTCAAGCATGGGTGGTGGTACAGGTTTGCTTCCATCAACAGCCGCCAATCTTGAGGCTATGGGTGGCGCACAAGGATTAACTTCAGCGGCAGCAGGCGGTGGAACTCTTGGAGCGGCTGGTTTGAATTCAGGTTTAGGTGTTGGTGCTGGTTTAGGCCAAACATTAGCAAGTGTCGATACAGGCTTAACTTCAAGTTTATCTGGTGGTTCGCTTGGTTCTAACCTTGCAACATCTACGGGTGGTGCATTGGGTGCTGAAAGTGCCGCTTCTACAACAATTGCTAACACAGGCATGACATTGGGCGAATTGGCTCAATTAGATTTAGCTTTGGGCGGTGCGGGTGGCACAGCAGGCGCACTTGAAATGGCGGGGACTATTGGCGGTGCGGCTGGTGTTGCATCGGCTGCTGCTGTTGTTGATGCTCTTGGTGGTGGTACAGGATTAACCGCAGGCGCTAATGGGCTTGGTCTTACGACTGGTGGCGGTACTGGTTTAACAGCAGGCACAAGCGGTTTAGGTGGCGGTTTAGGCACATCGTTGTCTAATTTGACAACAGGTTTGGGCGCAGACCTTGGAACAGGATTGGCCGCTGGCGCTACTGGTTTAGGTTTAGGCGGTGGCACAGGTTTAGCGACTGGTGGAACTGGTTTGGGTGGTACAGGCTTGGGTACAGGTCTAGGAACTGGCACAGGAACAGGTCTTGTTACTGGAACAGGAACTGGACTTACCACAGGTTTGGGTACTGAATTAGGCGGTGTGACTACAGGACTTGGCGGTACAGGCATAGGTTTAACTACGGGACTTGGAACAGACTTAGCGGGAGTGACCACAGGCGTTACAGGTTTAGGAACAGGAACTGGTTTAACAACGGGAACTGGCTTAACAACTGGAACAGGTTTAACGACAGGTCTTGGCACAGAGTTAGGCGGTTTAACTACTGGTTTAAATACTTTAAACACTTTAGGAACTGGTCTAGGTACTGAACTTGGCGGTCTGACAACAGGCGTTGGTACAGGTCTAACAACTGGACTTGATACAGGTTTGGGTACTGGTTTAACCACAGGAACAGGCTTAACTACAGGAACGGGTTTAACAACAGGTTTAGACACAACTTTAGGTACTGGACTTGGAACTGGCCTTGGTACAGGATTAACCACTACAGGCACAGGTCTTAACACTGGTCTAACCACAACGGGAACAGGTTTAGGCACAGGTTTGACCACAGGAACGGGACTGACAACTGGACTTGGTACTGTTTTAGATTCCACTTTAGGCACAGGCTTGGGAACGGGATTGACAACTACTGGTACTGGTCTAGGCACAGGATTAACAACTGGCCTTGGAACGGGTTTAGGAACTGGATTGACTACAGGAACTGGTTTAACAACTGGTTTAGGAACTGTTTTAGATTCCACTTTGGGAACGGGTTTAGGCACTGGTTTAACAACCACAGGCACAGGCTTGGGTACAGGTTTAACTACAACTGGAACTGGTTTAGGTACAGGTCTTACAACAGGCTTGGGAACTGGCTTGGGAACTGGTTTGGGAACTTTAGGCACTCTTGGCACAGGTCTTGGAACTGGTTTAGGCACAGAATTGGGTGGACTTACCACAGGTGTTGGCACAGGTCTAGGCACTGGTGTTGGTGCTGGCTTGGGCGGTCTTGCAACTGGTGCGGGTACAGCATTGGGTACAAACTTGGCAACAGGTCTTGGTTTAAATGCTTTGGGCAATGTGGCTGGCACTATTGCAAATCAACAAGGTATTGCTGAAGCCCGTGATTTGATTAACCAATACGGCACACGGGCTGGCACTCAACTTTCTGATGCTTACAAAAATGCTCAAGACCTTAATGCTGCCAATCGAGCAAACTTGGGCAATGTTTATAAAGATACTTCTGGCAATTTGCAGAATGTTTATAACCAACAAGTTGGTTTCCAACAACCTTATCAACAAGTTGGTCAAGCGGGTTCACAAGGTTTGATTGCAAATCAACCGTATTTCACAAAACAGTTTGATGCAAATGACTTAACCACTAACCTTGCGCCAAATTACGCATTCCAGTTAGCACAAGGTCAAATGGCTAACCAACGTGCGGGCAATATGGGTGGTGGTGCTTTGGGTGGCAATGCGTTGCAAGGTCTGCAAAGATACACGCAAGATTATGCGGGTAATGCTTATCAGCAAGCCTTCAATAATTACAACACTCAAAGAAATAACATTTACAACAGCTTGGCGGGCATGGCTAACATTGGCACAACGTCTGCGGGTCAATTGGCGGGTCTTGGCAATGCTTACGGCTCTAACATGGCGGGTCTGTCAAACAACTATGGTGGCAACCTTACGACAAGTTATGGTCAAGGTATTGGTGCGGCAAATGCGTATGGCTTAAATCAAGCCAACCTTGCAACTGGTATCGGTTCAGCTTTGGCAAGCAACGCAACGCAATCAGGTGCAAACAACGCAAGTATGTTGAGCAACCTTGGCAATACGGCTTTGCTTGGCTCTATGATCAAAGCGACATAAGGATAAATCATGGCTGATCTTTCAATGAATGTGAACTATGCCAAACCCCAGACGACAAGTCTTGGGGATATGTTAAGCATGGCTTCTGGAATGCAAAACTTCCAGCAACAACAGCAAATGAACCCTTTGGCCTTGGAAAAGGCGCAAGTTGAAAATCAAGTGATTCGTCAGAAAAATGATGAGCGTTTGAAGTTGCAAGAGTTCACTAGCAATCCTGACAACTGGCAGACCAATGGTCGCATTGACATGGACAAGATCAATTCGGTGATTCCTAGAATTGCACCGTTGACGGGTTCAGCGGTTATCAATGAATTGAGTGGTTTGCACAAAAGTCAAACGGAAGCCAACAGTGCCAAGCAAGCATTGACGCAAACACAACGTGAAATTATCGCTAGCAGAACTGGCTTGTTGGGACGTTTAGGCGTGCAAGACCCAAAAATTGTGTTGGGTGAACTTCAGCGATTAAAAGAGGAAAACCCTGACAATCCCGAGTTGAACCGTTTAATTGACGCTTATTCAGGCCCGTTAAGCAAGACACAACCTGGCAAGCACGTTGCTGAAGATATGGTGCGTTTGAGCCAATCTTTGTTATCCTCTGCTCAACAAGAATCTTTGTCACCCAAAGCGGGAACATTGGATACGGGCGGTGAGATTCAGCCAACTGTTACCCAACCGTTTATTGGTGGTCAGCAACCGTCTATGCGTATGTCGGGAACGGCTATTCCAAAGACGCTTGGGCCAGGCGTAGAGGTTGTTGCCACAGAACAAAACAATCCTTACAACTTGCCTGTTGGCACAAAATACATTCAACCACAAGGCGGTGATCAGCCCAATCAGCAAGGTCAACGCCCTCCAATGGTTACAGGTCTTGCTTCGCAGATTTCTAGCACTTTGAATGCTAATACTGGTATTGCCAATAAAGATTGGGAAGAAACTTACAATGCTTCAAAAGAAGCACAACCCCGCATTGCTATCTTTCAAAACATTAAAAAGATTGCACCAGAGGGTTTTACAGGCGTTGGCGCAGAGCGTAAGAAGTTAGCAGCTGGCATTTTGAATGCAGCGGGGATTGACGCTTACACGGCAGAAAACACTGCAACAGACGAGTTGGCTAAGAACACTCGATTGTTGGCTTTGGCTGGTGGTAATACTGATGCGGCTCGGGCAATGGCTGAGATTGCCAATCCAAGCGGCAAAATGACTTTGGCGGCAATCAAAGAGGTTTCAGATCAAATGATTGGCGTGGAAAGATTAAAAGAGAAACGTGCCGATTACCTATCGCAATTTCGCAATGATCCTGTAAAGTATCAAGAGAAATCACAATTGTTTAACAAACTTGCTGATCCTAGAATTTTCCAAGAAATGTCGCCTGAACAGGTTGCAAAACTCAAGGCTTCTATGTCTAAACAAGACATTGCAGACATGAGTAAGAAAATTCAAGAAGCAAAAATGTTGGGGATCATCAAATAATGGCTAGTCTTGCTGAACTTTGGGATGCCGCCCCCGCAACGGCACAAAACCGTCAGGTTGACCGTATGGCTATCTTGCAAGACGAGATGACCAAAGCACAGCAACGCTTGCAATCAGGCAATCCAAGGGCGCAAAGCGACATTAACGCATTAACCCGTGAGATGGGCGGCAAGGTTCAACCTATGCAACAACCCCAACAGGCTTCTGGTCAAACCTTGGCTGATTTGTGGGAATCAACCCCCGCAGGGAAAACCCAAGAAGAAAAGAAAGCCGAGAAGAAAACTGAATTACCAATAGCGGCTCAGTTTTACAACAAACTGCAAGAAGGCAAACAGGCTTTAGGCGAGAAAATCATTGGCGTTGGTGAGGCAGGGTTAACTGCTTTATCTGGTGGCATTGCCGCCCCTGTAAGCGCCCTTGGTGGCGTTGTTGGTTCATTGACTAGCGGTAAGTTTGGCACTCAGCAAGGCATCCAAGCGGGTCAAGACATGGCCCGTAGACTTCAAGAGGGCGGCACTTATCAGCCCCGCACAGCTCAAGGTCAGCAGTATGTGCAAAACTTACAAAAAGCGTTTGAAGCAAGCAAATTGCCCCCTGTTGGCGTGCCTGAAGTGGCGGGCTTTGCACCGTTAGCTAGCCCTGCTATTCAACAAGCTAAAGGCACTTTGCAACAATACGCAAGTGAAATACGTCCTACTGCATTGCAACAAATGCAACAGCAGTTTCAAGCCAAAGGCGGGATGCAAAGCGCTGGCGCTGCGGCTACTACCGATCAAGCAACTGTTAACGCAATGCTTGCCAAAGCAAGCCCTGAACTACAAAATGAAATACGGGCAACACCTATCAATCAAATCAATATGCCCGCCCTTGAGCGCCATGTTGAGGCTGATACGTTGCCTGTGCCAGTTCGCCTTACCCGTGGTCAAGCGACACAAGATGTTAATTTGTTGTCTGATGAAATGAACATGAGGGGCAAAAACCCTGAATTGGCAAATCGTTTCAATGAGCAAAATGGTAAGTTGATTGAGAACATGAATGCAATTAGGGAAAAAGCAGCCCCTGATGTTTATGGCACAAATCATCTTGAAAATGCTGACACAATTATCAATTCTTATAAAGCACTTGATGACGCTAGAACTAGCGACATTTCTGCTAAATACAAAGCGTTAGAACAAGCCGCTGGCGGTAACTTCCCTATTGATGGAAAACAATTTGTTGCAAATGCTGAAACCTTACTAAGCAAAAAACTTAAAACAGATTTCTTGCCTCCCGCTATTGCCAAGCAACTTGAGCGTTACAAAAATGGCGAGACAATGACGTTTGAGCAGTTTGAGGCCATGAGAACTAATTTGGCTTCAGAAATGCGTAAAGCAGAGCGTGCGGGCGATGGAAACGCTAAGACAGCATCAAGCCTTGTTAGACAGGCTTTGGAGGACTTGCCGTTATCTGGTGAAGCTGAAACTCTCAAGCCATTGGCAAATGAGGCTAGAAGCGCTGCCAAGGCTAGGTTTGATATGCTCAAAAAAGACCCTGCTTATGATGCCGCAGTCAACGATGTTGCCCCTGACAAATTCATCAATAAATACATTATTGGCGGCAACAAACGGGATTTAGAGGCATTGACTGCACAACTTGGTAAAGGCTCTGAAGGCCATCAAGCCGTGTCTGCTGCCGTGGTTAATTATCTTAAAGATAAAGCTGGTGTCATAAATGACAATGGCAATTTTAGCCAAGCGGGATATAACAAAGCGCTTAAACAACTTGATCCAAAATTGTTGGAATTGGTTGACGGTGAAACTGCCCAACAACTAAAGGCTTTGGGTAATGTGTCTAGGTACACACAAGCACAACCCCGTGGAAGCTATGTCAATCAATCCAACACATTTGTGGCGGGTGCTAAAGAGATGGCAAAAGGTGGGCTTGAAAAGGCTGGCAATGTGGCAGGGTTTGGCGTTGTTCCTCTTGGCACAATGACCCGTGAAGCCTTGGCAAGCAGAGCAGCTGCAAAGCAAACTCAGGAATCTTTGAAGCCTGGCGCTGGCACTAAACTTTCAGACTTAGGAAAATAACATGGCAGTCAATCTTTCCCCAATTGGTAACGGTTTTCAATTCTTTACCAACACAGGCATTCCCCTCAATGGTGGGTATATCTACACCTATCAAGCAGGGTCTAGCACCCCTCTTGCTACTTACACAACGTCAGCTGGCACGATTGCCAACACCAATCCAATTCAATTGGGGACTGACGGTCGCCCCCCACAAGAAATTTGGATGACTGAGGGTTATTCCTACAAGTTTATTTTGACCGACTCTGCCAATGTGCAAATTGGCACTTATGACAATTTGTATGGCATTTTGGGAACAAGTGCTTCTGTTAACCCAATTCCATCGGGCGGCATCATCATGTGGTCAGGCTCTATTGGTGCTATTCCAACAGGTTATTACCTTTGCAATGGTCAGAATGGCACACCAGACTTGAGAGATCGTTTTGTTGTTGGTTCTGGCAGTTCATACGCTGTTGGCAATACAGGCGGTTTTACATCTAACGTGGCGGGTTCTGGCGGCACAAACTTGCCGCTTTACTATTCACTAGCCTTTATCCAGAAGTCTTGATATGTCTGACATTGATTTGGTCAAATACGGGGTTCTTTGGCAAAAAGTTGAATCAATGGAAGCCAAGATTGACAAAATGGAATCCCAACTTGAAACGCTGATTGAACTTGCCAACAAAGGCCGTGGCGGGTTTTGGATGGGTATGGCTTTTATTTCTGCAACTTCTACAGTTCTTGGGTATATTTCACACTACTGGTCAAAATGAAATGGGCGATTGCGATTGTTTTAATACTCTCGCAATCATCTTCTACTGAATACCGATGTGTGCGGTGGGCATGGACGGGTGATGTTTATAACCGCAAAGTTGTTTGCCTACAGTGGGAAAAGGTTGTACGGAAATGATTGATCCAATTACGGCACTAGAAGGATTGCAAAGCGCCATTGGGTTAGTCCGTAAGGCCGCTAAAGTTGCAAACGATCTTGGCGGTCTAGCGCCCATGCTAGGCAAGCTATTTGATGCCAAGAGCCAGGCTACAAAAGCAATGGTGGAAGCCAAGCGATCTGGCAACAAGTCAAACTTTTCATTGGCATTGCAGATAGAAAATGCTTTGATGCAAACGGCTAAATTAGAGGCTGAGTTGCAATTGCTTTATATGCAAACGGGCAATATTGACGTTTGGAACAAGATCAAAGCCAGAGCCGCTGAGATGGACAGGGATGACGCTATTGAAGCCCGCAAAGCCAAAGAAGAAATGAACCGTCAAAAAGAAGCAGAGCAAGAGCAAATGGCTTGGGCTGTTGGGATTGTAGTCATTGTGATGTTTATTGGCGCTATTGGTTGGGGTATTACTGAGGTTACTGATTTATGCGCCAAGACAAGGTGTGGTCGGTGAATGAGTACCAAAAACAATTTGACCAATTTCTCAAAGTCTTTGTTAGGCTATGTATCGTGATATGGGTGCTAGGTCTGCTGAAATACATTCCTGATGCTTTGGCAGATAAGATTGTGAATAAACTACTTGGAATGATTGGACTGTAATGCTGACACTACTTTCAACTTTAATTTCGTTTTTAATGGGTGGATTGCCCAAATTGTTGGAGTTTTTCCAAGGCAGACAAGACAAGGCGCATGAACTTGCTTTGGCTCAGATGCAGATCACCCGTGAGCTTGAACTAAGGAAAGCTGGCTTTGAGGCTCAAGAGCGTATAGAGAACATCCGTTCTGACCAACTGGCTACTGAAAGCGCTGCCAACACGGCTCAAGTTCTAATGGGGGCGCAACAAGCGGAAATGCAAGCCATCTATGCTCACGACACATCACTTAATGAGGGTACATCACAATGGATGAAAAACCTTAGAGCAAGTGTGCGTCCCGTTATTACTTACGGCTTTTTCTTTTTGTTGGTGTTTGTGGACATTGGCGGCTTTTGGTACGGCTACTATATGAGCGTGCCTTTTAATGAGTTGCTTGATATGTTGTGGGACAACGATACCCAAGCACTTTTTGCCTCAATCATTGCTTTCCACTTTGGCGGCAGAGCATTTGGCAAATGAACGTCAGCCCCAAAGCCATCAAGATGATTTCGCACCATGAGGGCGTGCGTCAGAATCCCTATAAATGCCCCGCAAAACTGTGGACGGTGGGGGTAGGCCATGTTATGTTTCCCGAGCAAGGAAAGCTGAAGATTGACCAACGTGATGCGTTTACACCCCCTCAAGAGGCCATGCGTAAATACAGTATGGATGAAGTTAATGAAATACTTAGGGTTGATCTTGCTAGGTTTGAGAAGGGAGTGGCTACTTATTGTCCTGTTGCTCTTACTCAAGGACAGTTTGATTCGTTGGTTTCCTTTTCTTTCAATGTAGGGCTTGGCACTCTCCAGAGGTCAACCATGCGACAAAAAGTGTTGCGTGGTGACATGGAGGGCGCTGCCGAGGAACTTCTAAAATATTGCATGGCGGGCGGCAAAATCCTCAAAGGCTTGCAAAACCGCAGATTAGATGAAAGAGCGCTATTTCTTAGCTGACTTGATAAACACGCTAAAACTGTCTAACGTGTCTTTGCCAAAAGGAAGCGGTTGTAAGCGTTTTGCGTAGTCATCAAGGGCATCGTTCCAACCAGCATCGTAAGCAGCGCATACAGCGTCTATAGCGGTTTCCTGAGCGCCTGTAATGCGAAGCAAGTTAACTAAGTCGTCTTTCGTCATTTGTGTTCCTTTGGTGTCTGCCTACCTTTTTGGCAATCCAACAAGATTGGCAAATCCACTTATGCCCCATGTCAATCCCGCCCTCTGGCGGTTTGGTCACATCACATTTATTACAATTTCGTAATTTATGGACGGGTTGATTACCATTTAGTCCGAGTGGATACATTGCCATTCTCTTTCATTTCTGCCTGAATTGGATTTAACTGTGTTGCCTGTCAATTGGATAAGCCCAATGATTTTCATTTCATTTAAGCGCCTGGCTACTTGATTGGGGTCTAGCATTGTCAGGGCTGAAATGCCATCTTTGCCAAGTGGCCCGTAAAACTTGAGGCAATCAAAAGTAACTTGGTGGTGTTGAGGGGCGGCATCTTTGATCGACTCTGCTGCCTCAAACGATGTAAGGGGATCATTCGCACGAACTCTTGGGAATTCGGGCATGGCAAAAATGCGTTTAAATGTTTCTTTATAGTCCATGATTGTTCCTAATTGGTGGGGGTACTAACCATTCGTCCGCAAGCTAGGATTACCCTTTGCACAGCTTTCCCCCCGTTAATCAAAATGGGATTTCTTCCTCATCCCGTGGCAAACCTTTGTATTCTTCTTTGGGCTTTGGCGTGTTGAGATAAGCCCAACCGTTCCAGCCGCCATCAGGCAAGGGAATGCTATCTAACTTGAGCATTGGGCCATTTTTGGTTTCAATGACCGATCCAATGGTTTGATAGCGTGATTTTTCCACACCATCTTTGTTTTTGTATTTACCTGAAACAACGGTAATTTCGTAAAGTTTAGACATTTTTAATTTCCATAAGTTGAGCAATTTTGATGTCAAGTTCATTTAAGAATTTGACAATTTCTTCTTCCATCAGTCTGATATACATATTGTCCCGAAGAACACGTTTAACAAACAATTGAAGTTCTGCGGGTAGACGATTGTCAAAACTGACAAAATCACACCATTCACGGTCTGTGCAAGCCATTTGGAATTGCATTTGCGTGTTGTATTTGCCTGGCACTGTTTGACTGAGCAAAGTTTCAATGTGCGTGGCTGTATTGGGGCATTTAATTTCTAACAGGCCATCGTCCCCCACAAGGCCATCAGGGGACGCACCCGCCATGATTATTGATGGGTGAGGCACAAACCCTACTTCATCAACTAAAACGTCTTTGAGCGACTCATAAGCGGCTCTGGCAAGGGGTTCTGTATCTGTGCCATGTTGCATTGCAGCATTGGTAAAACTTTCCCCTTTTTCACCCGTTAGGCGTTCACACACCAATTGAGCCATGTAGTTGTCACGGGTTGTTGAGTAGCCTGTTTTTGTCTTGGCAAGCACATCCGCTACACGGGATGCGGTGACTTTGCCAATTCGTGCCGCAAACCATTGGTCTGAGCGTTGTTCAATCATTTCAATCATCATTTCTCCTATTTGACGTTTGCGCCACATTACAGTTTTGCCTTAATTTCATCTTTTGCTGCGATAACCTTGATCTGCCAAGCCTTATCACCATCACAAGCGGCATAAGCTACTTTAAAAGCCAACTTCAATTCGTCTGGTGTTTTGGCGTTGTGGATGGCTAAAAAAAGGTCTGTCATGCTATTTGGGTCAATGGTTGACTCAGGTTCTACAAACGAAGGCAAATCATCACCGTTGTATATGTATAGACCCAAACCATGCAAGCTAAGTGCCTTAGTCATGCAACGCATAATGGCGGTGTTGACTTGGAAAGCATCGGGGCTTTGGATGG